CTCGAGGTCAAATGGGAAGTTTACCCGCTGACCAGGAACAATATATGATGATTGAAGATTTGTATAAACAAGTTGATAAACTTCAAAAAACTATTGAGGCTGGAATGCACAATAAAGTAAACATAGAATTTTTAACTAAACAAATGACTAAAGTTTTATCTGATATTGAAAAACTTAAAGATAAACAAAGAACTTTTTCTAATGGAGATCATCAATGAGAACATATTATAAATCAGGTGGTAGAACAGAAAACCCAATAGCAAGAAATAAAAAGAATTACAGATCTACAAAGTCAGGTGCTGGTATGACAAGAGCTGGCGTAGCTGCATATAGAAGAGCTAACCCAGGATCTAAATTAAAAACAGCTGTAACTGGTAAAGTTAAAAAAGGATCTAAAGCAGCTAAAAGAAGAAAGTCATATTGTGCAAGATCTTTAGGACAATTAAAAAGATCATCTGCAAAAACTAGAAACGATCCTAACTCTAGAATAAGACAAGCTCGTAGAAGGTGGAAGTGCTAATGGCAATAACTAGATCAAAAATAGCAAGACAATTATTCTCTCTAGGTGGAATGAGTGATGATAATCTAAGATCTTTAGGAATAGGAATATTAGGAGCGCCAATAACAAGCACTGTTCCAACAGGAATATTGGGAACAGATTCTATGATGGCAGGAAATATCAATCGTCCTACAAGTGGTTACGAAACAAAAGAAAAAAAAGAAGAAATAGATAAAGCTTACGAACAATATGAAAAAGAAGGTCTTTTTAAAGATTTAGGTATTAATTTAGATGATTTTAGATCTCAACAGATGAAAGAGATAGAAAATCAATTAGCTCTTAATCCAATAAGTATTGGAGGAATTTATGGAGCAGTTAAACAAGCTGGAGGAATAGAAGCGTTTTTAAGAAACATGACAAAACAAAAAGTAGGTAGAGAGATAACTAAAAAAACTATAGCAGCGATGATAGCAGCTCAAGAGGCAAAAGCATTAGCTGAAGCACAAGCAGGTCAACGTGCTCGTGATAGAGCTAGATCAGAAGCAGCTTATAGAAATGAAACAGGAGAAGACTCTGGATATTCAGGAGGTTTTGATCCATCTACAGGAAACTATGATGATCCTTTTTCTCCAGGAGATACAGAATAATGGCAAAAATAAATGTTAAAGTACCAGAACCAAAAACAGAATATGATTTTTCTAACCAAAAACAAATCAACAGAGTTATTACAACTATAACTGAACAATTAAACTCTACGTTTCTCGATGAGATAAAACAAGAACAAGAGAGATTTTCATACTTTATTAAATAATGGCTAATATATATAAGAACACAAAAACAGATCTAACATCAGCATCAGCTACTACAGTATATACTGTGCCTTCTGACTCTAGATCTATAGTTAAATCTATATTAGTTAACGACGATTCGGGAAGCGGGGATACTATTACTCTAACCCTTACTAATGCAGCGGGGACCGTGTTTAGTTTATTTAAAGTAAAGGCTGTTGCTGCAAACGCAACTGTAGAATTATTAACAAATCCATTAATTATGATGGAAAGCGAGATATTGAAAGCAACCCCTGCAACTGGAAACAGATTGCATATTGTGATATCAATGCTAGAAATGAATAGGAGCTAATATGTTTATAGAAAAAGGTGGTGTCGAATACGTAACAATAGATGGTAAACAGGTACCAATTGTTAAATGTGAGGCAGAAATAGTACTAAGAAACAAGAAAACTAACAAAGAATATGCCTCTGATAAAGAAGCAGAAGACGATATTAATAACCCAGATACAGACACTGTTAAAGAGGATATAACTAGATCTGTTAAAATAAAGGTAGCAAAAATGCCTCCTTTAGGTACATCAACTAAGGAATAGTATATTGACTGTTATAGGAAAAGGTAATAAATTAGATAGATTGGGCATAACTCTACAAGCAGCCCACTTGCTATCATCAAAATAGGAATATCATGGGATTAAGAAGAATATTTAGAAAAATAACTCGTCCAATTCAAAAGCTTATACCAAGAGAAATAAAACCTTTTGCTCCGTATATAGCTGCGGCTATGATTCCTGGTGGAGGAATACTTGGTGGATTAGGTGGTCAAGGATTACAAAGAGCTGTAATTGCAGGTCTTACTAGAGGCGCTATAGATAATGAAGCTGATTTTAGAGATGTATTAAGAACAGGAGTAACCGCTGCATTACCAAATATAATTAAAAGTGGAAGTAATATGTTAGCTGCAAAATTAGATCCACAATTAGCAGCAGATATAGCTGGAAATATTGATGAAGCTAGTGCCATATATGCTAATAAAGGTAATGTAGTAGAAGGTGCTAGTTTAAAAGAAAAGCTAGCCTCAGGACTATCTAAAATTGGACAAAGTAAAACTTTAGGAGCATTAACTGATGGTGGAATTAATAAAGAAACAGTAGGTGCAGTAATAACAGCAGGATCTATGGATGAAGCTAGAAAATTAATTGATGAATACGAAGATGGTCTTGATGGTCCTTACGATAGAAAAAATGACAGAGGAGCTTTATTTAAAATATTTCAAAATGCTCAATGGGGCACAGATGATGAGATTAATGACATGTTAGATAGATACGGATACATGGGAGGCGGTAGTGTTATGCCAATGCAAACTGGTATAGCAGGAGCATTACCAATGTCAAATACAAGACCTGGATATGATAAGGGTGGTATTCTAATGGCATCAGCTGTATTAGGTGGTGAAGAAGATGATATATCTTATTCATTATTTGGTAAACCATATAAAGAGTTAACTCCAGATGAAATACGAGAGTTTCAAGAAGAAATGGATAGACTACAAAAGAAATTTATGAAGAGAGACTCTAAAGAAAATATGTTAATGGCATCTGCACCAGACCCAGCTTCTGAAAGAAATGACATGTTAGAAGAAATGTCACTTAAATATTATAAAAAACCTTTAAAAGAGTTAAGCCCTGATCAGTTTTTTGACTTAGAAGAAGCTTTAGATGATATGGGTAGTTTAGATAAAAAAGGAGATAAAGGGTTAATGGCAAATATGGATATAATAGCTTTAGAGTTTATGCAAAAATTTGGATACGATATAATGTTAGCTACACCCGACGTTAGAGAAAATTTTATAAAAGAATGGAAAGATAAAAATTTCTATAATAAATCTGAAGCACCAACAGAAAAAAGAGTTATGGCTGCTAAAGGTGGTATTATGGATCTTGGTGGTATGGAAAAAGACTATAGAAATGAAGGTGGCTTTGTACCAATAGGAGAAAAAGAAAGAGCTGATGATGTACCAGCTAGATTAAGTTTAAATGAATTTGTAATGACAGCAGATGCTGTTAGAAACGCCGGCGATGGAGACATTGACAAAGGTGCAGAAGTAATGGAAAATGTGATGAAAAATCTAGAAGAAGGTGGTAGTATATCCGAGGAATCACAAGGTAAAGAAGGTGCTAGAAGAATGTTCAATACCATGGAAGGAATGGAAGCAGTAATATAATGGCAACAACAACACAGATTTCACAAAGAGAACCGTTTATACAAGCAGCGGGAATGGGTATTACGGAAGCAGGTCTTCCGCTATTAAAAACAGCACTAACACCACAAGATTATACAGGTAGAGAATTTGTTGCTGACCGTTCACAATTAGAAAAAGATGTAGCTACTAGAGGAGCTGCATTAACTTATGGTCCAGATGCATATCAAGAATTTATGTCCCCTTATCAAAGGGAAGTTATTGATGCAACAACTGCTGCATTAGATAGACAACAGCAACAAGGTATAGCAGCATTACGACAAAGAGCACAACAAGCAGGTGCTTTTGGTGGTGGTAGAGAAGCTGCAATGTTAGGTGAGTATCAAGCTGTTGGAGATATACAAAGAGCATTAGCTGAAGCACAATTATTACAACAAGGATTTCAACAAGCACAAGCTGGTGCATTAAGTAATTTACAAGCACAACAAGGTTTAGGACAATATCAAGCTTCATTAGGTGGTCAAGAAAGAGCGATTGACCAAGCACAATTAACTGCAGATGCACAAGAAGCAAGAGAAATGCAACTAGAACCATTTACTAGATTAGGTTTAGTTACACCTCAACTAGCTTCTGTAATCGGTGGATTCCCGGCGCAAACAATTCAAACAACAACACCACCTCCTAGTTTTGGTCAACAAGCATTAGGACTTGGTATTGGAGCTGCTGGATTAGCGGGAGCTGCTAAAAAATTTGGATTGCTTACATAATGAGTAACATATTAAGAAGACCAATGTTTAGACGAGGCGGAGCTGTAAACAGTTCAGGCACAGGTATTACATCAGGATTAGATACACCTAAAAGAGGTTTAGTAGATGAGCCTGGTAAATATTCACAACCATCATCAATTGATCAAGCAATAAGTATGTATAGTGATACTGCAAAAGCTATGCCTTTTGATTTTAAACCAGAATTATCTATTGGAGATTATTTAAAAATAGCATCTAGAGGCGCAGAAATAATAGGAGCACCTAGCGAAGGATCAGGATTAGGTGGAGTGTTAGCAACTGCATCTAAACCTTTAGCTAAATTAGGTATGGAATTAGGAACAGATATAGATAAAAGACAAGCACTAGCTAAAAAAACATATCAAGATAGAGTAGGTGCTGTAGCTAAATTAGCAGGTGGTCTTGAAGAAGAAAAAATTAAAGCAAACAGAACGTTTGCAAAAAAACAAAACCTTGAATTATTTGAAAATAGAATGGATGCAAGAATTGCATCATTAACAGAAAAAAGAGATGCTCTTGAAAAATCAGATCCTGAATATTTAAAATTAGATAAAATAATAAAAATTGAAGAACAAAATAAAAAAGATGGTATGGACGCAATTCTTACTGGTAGTAAAACAGAACAACAAATGAAAAGAGAATTATTACAAATATTTATTAAAAATGCTACTGCTCAAGGAGATACTATTGATTCAGCTATTTCATCATATATGAAAGCATTTCCAGGTGATGAAATGGATAGTATTTATTCTGGATTTACTGCGCCAGTTGAAAAAGAAACAAAAAAACCTAAACTCGCACAAGGTGGTAGAGCAGGATATAATACAGGTATGTTGGTTGAGGAAGAACAAGATATGGTTGAAGAAGAACCTGTAAAACAAGCAGAAAAACAACAAGCAATGCCTTTAACTTATGATCAACTTAGAGCTAGATTACCACGATCAATTGGTGATGACATCGTAAGATTATTAGCAGACAACTATGATGCATTAGGTGACTTTGCAGCAATTCAAACACAAGCAGACGTAGATAATTTTAATTTAAAATATCAAGTAAATCTCGTATTACCTCAGGAGGCATAACATGCCAATAACAAAATCTGACGTACTGAGTTTAATTCAAGACGCGGAAGAAAGAAATTTATTAATAGAAAGATCAGAAGATAAAGAAGTAGTTAACAATCCTTTATCATACTTAAGGTTTGATCCTTTCTTAATGCCTTTTGTAAAGTATCAAGAAAAAGTAAAAGAAGATCCTAAGTTTGGTTTTGAAGAAGAAGGTCAAGTAGATATAGCTAAAGACATAGAAAGAATGGTAGTAGGTGGTGGTACTAAACTTTTAAAAAGTATTGGAGAATTTATAACAGCAGGTGTTGATTTTACTTTTGATACAAACGCCACAAAAAAATTAGATGAGATTACAAATAATTTTTTAAACAAACATGGTGATCCAAAATTATTATCAACTCAAATAGGTGAGTTTGTATTACAACTTGGTGGTGGTTATAAAGTAGCTGCTAGCATGATTGCTAATGTAGGTAAACTTAAAAACATAAAAAAATTACAAACAGATTTACTTAAAAAATTTCCTACATTAACAACAGGAAAATATTTAGCACCTACTTTTCAATTTTCTAAAAAAATAGGTACAGGTGCATTATCTTTAGGGGCTGCTGATATGTTAGCAATGGATTCTGAAAGAGAAACTTTTGCTATAGAAAAAACTCCTGAAGAAGGAAAAACTGGTAGAGATCTTGCTATAGCTAGATTAGCTAATAAAATTAAATTTGGTCAAGAGGGAGCTGTACTAGGTGGTGGTATACCTTTAGTAGGAAAAGGATTAAGTGTTGGATTTAGATATGGTATTTGGAAGCCTGCTAAATTTACAGGTAAAATGGGATTAAGAGGACTTAACTTTGCAGTCGTAAATCCATTATCAAAAGGTTTAGCAAGAGTGCCTTATTTAGAACAAGGTGTAGGTATTGTAAAAAATTTACCAGCAAAAGCTTTTGACAAAACTGGATTACCTCCATTTAAACAATGGAATTTATTTACTGTTAACGACAATATTGCATTAAGAAGATTTTTAAAAAGATCAGATAATGTTTTATCTGCACTTAAATCTATTGGTAGACAAACTCCTGAACAAGCTGACGTAGCATTTAAAGGAGAAAAATTAATAAAAGAAAGAGCAAGAACAATAGAAAAACTTTTAGATAGTTTAGAAGCTAGAGCTTACGCAATGGTTAAATCTCAAAAGAAAATGTATGATACTAAAACAACTTCTCCTGCATCTATGGAAAAATATTTAGGTGAAACTATGGAATATTTAAGAGGTCAAAGATCATTAGAAAAAATACAAGCACCACTTAGACCTGTAGCAAAAGAAATTTTAAAAGTAACTGACGACCTTAAAAAAGAATTTAGAGAAGTATTACCTAAAGATAGTGAGCTACTACCTAATTTATTAGGTAATGCATTAAGAGGATATTGGAGAAAGTCTTTTGGTATATTTACAAATCCAAATTATTCTGTACCAGAAAATTCTAAAGTATTTAAAGACGCTGTTAACTTTGTTAAAAAAATAAAAAGTTTAGATGTTGATGATATGGTTAAAGAAATAGCAAAAAGAGATGGTATATCAAAAACAGCTGCTAAAGAACAAGTCGCTAAAGATATGATTAACAATATATTAAGAACTGCAAAAACAGATAACAAAGATCCTATACAAATACTTACAAGAATATCTAAAGAACAATTAGATAGTGATAAATTTATTGCAACTGGTAAAGAACTACCACCAGAAATATTAAAACTATTAGGTGATGAGAACAATGCAAGAAGTATTATTTTACAAACTGTATCTAATTTATCTACACAAACTGCATACAAACGTATGTTTGATAGATTAGGAGAAGTATTATCTAAACCTGTTAGAGGTGCAGAAAACATACCTGGTAAAGGTCAACAATTATTTAAAACTAGAAGAGAAGCGGAGCTAGGATTAAATGTTGCAAAAGGAGATCCAAGCATTGTTCAAGTTGGAGAAATAGGTGGACTAGGTTTATTAAGAAGTAGTGCAAGTAAATTATATGGTTCTGCAGATAGAGTTAATAGATTAAAAAGTTTAAGAGGACCTTTAGATGTTATTGCTAATATACCAATATACAAACAAGTAATTTTATATCCTAAGATTGCTGCTCAATATGGTAAAACAGTATTATCACCAGCTACACAAACTAGAAACTTTTCTTCTGCAAGTTTTTTTGTAGGAAACAGAGGATTATTAGGTAACAGAGCATCAGTAACAGAATCATTTAAAATGATGGTAGATGACATATTTAGTGTTGGTAAAGGTAAAGCTGATGAAGAATTAAAACTTATAGAAAATATAAGAGAAGGAATTAAATATGGAGCTCTTGACGAAAACATTGTAGCTGCAGAGCTTGGCGCTGTTCTTAAAGCAATGAATAAAAAAGGAATAAAAAGCACAGATGAACTTACCGCTATGTTAACAAAAGGCACAGGAGGTCAAGCACTATTAAGTAAGATGGGTGGTAAAGCAAGTAGAGTATATGCAGGCGGTGATAACGTTTGGAAATGGTATGCATACAACTGGTACAAATCTTTTTTAGGTGATTATGCAGGAAAAGATTTAGGAAAAATGAAAAGATGGTTTAGAGAAATTACAGGTAAAGAATTAGATCTTAAACAATTAGGCCGTAAACAATTAACAACAAATGCAGAAAAAGTAGAAGAAGCAATTAAACAAGCTTCTGGTTGGTATGTAAGAAATACTATGCCAACATATAGTATGGTTCCTGATCTTATTAAAGCAATTAGGGTTACACCATTTGGTAACTTCGTAGCTTTCCCTGCAGAAATGATTAGAACTTCTGCTAAAACATTACAAGTAAATATGAGAGAAATGGCTTCTAGTGATGTTGTTATGAGAGAGATGGGATATAGAGGAGCCCTTGGACAATTTTTTGCATTAGGTGGAGCAAGCATAGCTACAAAAGAAACATTTGCAGCATTAACAGGAGTATCTACAGCATTGATGAATGCATATAAAGCATATGTAGCACCAGAGTTTCAAAGAAATGCTAACTTAATAGCAGTATCCAAACCTGAAAATGGTGTATTTAAAGTTGTAGACTTATCTACTTTCTTTCCATACGACGCTGTAACAAGACCTGTTCAAGCAGCTATAAATAAATATCATAAACAACAAATAGAACCACAATCTATTAATAGATTTTTAATGGATATGTTCTTTAGCGCTGATGGTCCAATCGGAGAACTTATTGCTCCGTTTGTTAACAGATCAATTGCATTAGAAACAATTACAGAGGTATTAAATAATAAGAAAAAAGAAGGCGGTCAAATTTATAGTGAACTAGATGGTTTTCCAGAAATATTTAATAAATCATTAGCACACATATTTAGATCTGCAGAACCTGGAGCTGTTACTACTGGTAGACAATTGTATTATGGTTTCCAAGAAACTCTTACGCCTACAGGTGGCACGTATGATATAGGTGATGTGTTAATAGGATTAGGAACTGGTATAAAACCATTAAGAATAGATTTAAAAAGATCAATGGATTTTATATTAGGTGATCTAACTAAAATTAGAACAGAGGCACCTAAGACAAGTAAACTTTATAGACAGAATCAAACTAAACGAGAAATATTAGAAGAGTTTATAAAAATACAAAGAAATGCTTGGAACGAACAAAGAAGAATTTACAAAGCTCTTGCTGTTATGGAAATGTTAACTCTACCTAGACAATCAATAATTAAAGAAGGTAAAGAAAGAAAACTTTCTATGAAACTATTAAGAGCAGTTATGAGAGGGGAATACTATCCAGTTAATTTTTCTAAAGCTAGATTTAAAGGTAAAATAAAAGATATAGAATCTGAAGCTGGTAGAAGAGATTATGATCCTAGTGAAAGATTTAATAGAGATGATATTTATCCTAAAAAAGAAATGAGAGAAATTATTAATTATTTAAAAAGACAAGATCTTAATGGAACTTTTCCTTTTGACATTACAACAGATCCAGAACCAAACATACCACAAGATCAAATTATACAACAAGATCAAAAACAAAGTTCTATACAAACACAACCGTTAGAAAACACACCAACTCCTGTAGTTAGTAATACAAATGTGGCACAAATAAACCCACAAACTGGCTTGACATCAACAGAGACAGCTTTATTATCCCCAGAGGAACAAGCAATAAGGATTAGACAAAGAACATAATGGCCATTGAACCTAAAACAACTAGAGAACATATTGTATCCCTGTATGGACACATATCAGGTGTTAAAAAAAATATAAATCATATGCACAAAGGTATTCACGAATTGGGCGGCAAGATAGATAAAATCTATTGGGTTCTTTTAGCAACGGTGGGGGCTGTTGCACTTCAATTATTAAACTATTTAATAGGATGAAACTAACAGCTAACATAACTCTTGACGAATTAACAAAGTCTCAGGTTGCGGAGAGAAAAGGTATCAATAACAATCCTAATCCAAAACAGATTGAAAATCTAAAAGCATTGGCTACAAATATTTTGCAACCGGTACGCTCACACTATGACAAACCTTTAATCATATCCAGCGGATTTAGATGTGCAGAATTATGTATAGCAATCGGTAGTTCAATTAATTCACAACACGTAGCAGATGACAATGCAGCTGCAGCAGACTTCGAGATACCTGGTGTAGATAATAGAGAATTAGCAAAGTGGATTAGATCAGAATTAGAATTTGACCAACTTATACTTGAGTTTTACAAAGACAACGAACCAACATCAGGCTGGATACATTGTTCGTATTCTACTAACAGCAACAGAAACCAATCTTTAAGAGCTCTTAGAGAAGATGGTAAAGTAATTTACAAACCTTGGATAGAATAATTATTTAATGTATTCGTGGCCACCACAAATATAACCAACAACTTTTTTACCATTCCATTCATGATAATAATGATTTTGAAATGGTCTTCGTTTTTTTCTTTCTCCTACTTTTACGTTTCTTTCATACCAACTACTACAAACAATAGCGTTAGAATCACTCCAACTCATACCATCTAAACCGTGATAGTCTTCTCTTGTGTTTGGTATTTCAAATGTTTTGTACTCAATTTTGCCAAACAAAGTTAATATTAATAATGTTATAGTCACAATATTTTCCACTACATCCAACCAAAAAGTTTGAAGCCAATGTAACAAACTAAAATTATTACAATTATATAGAGAAATTCATCTTCTTCTAGATCCATTCTCTAAGCTCCTCACCCATGATTTCTGATGCGATATCTATTTTTTTACGTAAAGATTTAACTATCTTTTCGTCAACTGTTTTTTCTGCCATCAGATCGATATATGTTACAGACTTCTTTTGTCCAATCCTATGCGCTCTATCCTCTGATTGCAATCTTTTTTCTAAGTCATATCCATTAGAATAATATATGACTGTATTAGCCGCAGTTAATGTTAAACCATACCCGGCTGTCTGTGGGTTACCCACAAAAAATCTAACCTTGGAGCGCGGATCTTGAAATTCATTTACATTCTTTTGTCTTTGCTCTGATGCTATTGCACCATAAAAATCTACAACTGATTCTTCTCCGTATTCTTTAATTATAGTTTTAACTATCTTTTCTATGTCATGTATGTAATTAGCCCATATAATTACTTTACCTTCTACTTCTTCTAATAGATCCATTAGTTCATCTAATCTTTTATTTTTTATATCTTCTATTGTGCCATCATCTAACTTTACAAACCCACAAGATATTTGATGTAGTTTTATAAGTTGTGGTAATACATGTGCAGCAGATACTGTTTTACCTTTTAGTGCAGTAAGTGCTAATGACTTCATAGAAGAATAATGTTTTTGTTGTTCAGGTGTAAGTTCTATTGTTCTTTTCATATAAATTTTAGCTGGTAAATCTAAACAATCTTCTTTTAATACTCTGTATGAAAATGGTTTTATATTGTCTGATAGTTCATCAAGTCTTCTATAACTACCTACAATCTGTACTTGTCTACCACCAAAGTTTCTACTGACCATATGTGCATATCTTTGTCTAAATGCATAATAACTTTGGAAACCTAATAGTTCTGGTTCTAAAAAATTACATTGACTATATAAATCTAGAGGTGATCTAGTGACTGGAGACCCTGTCAAAATACGTCTATAACGGGCCATAGAAGCCATTTGAGTGATGGCTTTTGTTCTTTTGGCACCTGGGTTCTTAATTGTTGTAGATTCATCTACAGCGACCAGACACTTTCTAGCAGTCATAAACTTTGTGGCAAAAAGGTGTCCTTTTTTTGTCGAAAAAGCCTCAACATTCATAATAAGGATGTGAAGGTCATAATTTATTTCAAACAATTTTTGGTACTCTTTATCCTTTGCTTTGGATGTCGAAGCAGTCCATAGTACTGTTTTATAAGGTACATGACTAGGCATATGTGTTGGAATTTCTTGAGAATACCAGTTGCGATATACACCTTTAGGAGCTATAATTATTGCCGAATTTATTTTACCTTTGTCATATAGCATAGCAATATTATCAATAAGCACTTTAGATTTACCTGTACCCATTTCCATAAACAAAGCATACTCATCTTTATCCCACGATTTTTCTAACGCAGTTAATTGATGTTTATAAGGTTTAGTCCTAAATTTATATTTCATAATTTTTTATTCTTTCTACTTGACAAGTATATAGATATTCCCATATAAGAAGTCAAGAGCAAAAAAGAATGAAGAATAAAATATTTGAATTATATAAACCAAAGTCTCTAGAAGAGTTCTTAAAGTTTCATAAAGAGAACCCAGACGAAAGTTTTGTATATGTACTGCAGCATCCACCTGCAAACATAAATATATTAAGTGCATCCGATTATGGATACTTAGTTATTTGTTTGCCTTTGTATGGTCCAGAATCACAAGTTGTATTTTCTTCATCACCTTTTGTTTTTAAAATGAGAAAAAATCTTAGGGATTTTAGAGAACAAGATTATATCTTGTTAACGGGAGATCCTGCAATCATTGGTATATCCACGGCAATAGTTAGTGATAAAACCAATGGAGTATTTAACCTCTTGAAATGGGATCGAAGAGAGGCTAAATATTATCCAATATCATTCGATCTCAATCAGAAAGGATAATAATGAGTAAAGGAAATGGAATAGACTTTGAAGCAGATAAATCAAATGAGTTTGAATCTACAGATTTAGATTCTTTGTCTGTGCATATAAGTCAAATGCAAGAACTACAGATACAAATAGAAGTATCTGAGAAACAAACTAAAGCATTAAAAGAAAAATTTAACAAAATTAATTCAGAGGTCATACCTAATATATTAGCAGAACAAGGTTTGAAATCTTTGAAATTAGCTGACGGCACAACTATAGAGGTTAATAAAAAATATAGTTGTACTCTACCGAAAGATCCGGAAAAGAAAGCTGCAGCTTATAAATGGCTTCGAGACCAGGGGTTAGGTGACATCATTAAAAATGAGGTTGCTGTTACTTTTGGTAAAGGCGAAGATAACAAGGCGAAGCAACTGCTGGACCTTGCGGTCGGCAATGGTTATGAACCCAGCCAACGAGAGAAGGTTGAGCCAATGACATTGAAGGCCCTATACAGGGAGCGTGTTGAGTCCGGACTTGACATGCCTTCCGACGTCTTTCACTTATTTGTGAAGGATGAAACAAAAATGAAACGTTAAACGTGAATAGCGAAAGGAGAAACATGAAAAGCGAAACGGCAAACGTAACAAAGATGAAAGAGAATCTACCAAGTGTAGATCTTTTTGAAGCTGACGCAAAAGTAGGACAAGATAATATAGGTTCACAAGACCTAGCATTACCTTTTCTTAGAATCTTGGGTCAGTTATCTCCACAAGTAAATGAAAGAGATGCAAAATTTGTAGAAGGTGCCAAACCAGGTATGATCTACAATACTGTAACTAATGAACTTTACGATGGAGTTAAAGGAATCAATGTAATTCCTTGTGCATACAAGAGAGAATACATTGAATGGAAAGATAGAGGTGAAGGTGGTGGTGCGCCAGTGGCAATCCATGCTGGAACTAGTCCTATTATCAATGAGGCAACTCGTGATTCTATTGGTAAAGATAGATTAAAGAATGGGAACTATCTAGAAAATACTGCTTCATATTATGTAGTAGTTGTGCAAGGTAAATCTGCATCAACAGCATTGATAACAATGAAATCTACACAATTAAAAGTAAGTAGAACTTGGAACTCGTTAATGAAATCAATACAGTTGCAAGGTAAAGATGGGTCAATGTTCAATCCAAGAATGTTTTCACATATGTACCATTTAAAAACTGTACAACAATCAAATGACAAGGGAACTTGGTTTGGTTGGAATGTATCATTAGTAGGTCCGGTACAAGCCAGACCACTTTACGAGCAAGCAAAAGGTTTTGGTGAAAGCGTCATGAAAGGCGCAGTCAATGCAAAACACTCTAAAGAAGAGAGAAGTACAGCGAGCGATACGCCGTACTAAAAGTTTCATCGGCTGGTGAAAATAGGGGCAAATACGGGAGACTGGATTTGCCCCGCAAGAATAAAGGAATTATAGAATGAAGTTTAAAAATATATTTGAAGGATTAAAAATCGCTTATGGTCAATATCAGAAAGGAGACCGAGAAGAAAATGGAAAACAAAAAGGAAAAGCATTTATCGTTAGAAAACAAGTTACAGATGATTTATGGAAAAATCATATCGAAGGTAAAGGACCTGCTCTTGGCATTATTCCTATTACCGAGTCCAATGATTGTAAGTGGGGTTGCATTGATATCGATGAGTATAATCTCAATCATTATGATCTTATATCTCGCATAAGAAATTTAAAATTACCTCTAGTTGTATGTCGCTCCAAATCTGGTGGCGCGCACGTGTTTTTATTTACTAAAGACTTTGTGCCTGCCATCAGAATGCAAAAGACATTAAAGAAAATGGCTAAGAGTCTTGGTCATGAAGGTTGTGAAATATTTCCAAAACAAACAGAAATTTTAGTTGAACGTGGAGATACAGGAAACTTTTTAAATCTACCATATTATAATGGCACAAGTGGTTTACGTTATGCTTTAGATGATGATGGTAAAGCAGCTAGTTTAGAATCATTCTATTCTATGTATGACAAGTATGCACAAGATAAATTAGAAGAAATAAAAGTAGAAGAAACAAAAGTATTAGATGCATTCCCTGATGGCCCACCTTGTTTAAATAAATTAGCAATACAAGGTTTTGGAGAAGGAGCTAGAAACAATGCATTATTTAATATTGCAGTATATTATAAACAAGCAAAACCAGATTCTTGGCAAGATGAATTAGTAAAAGCAAATCAAAATTATGTTAATCCACCACTTAGTAATAGTGAAGTACAACAATTAATTAAATCAGTAAGTAGAAAAGGTTATGATAAATATAGATGCAAAGATGCACCTATAAATGCAGTATGTCAATCAGGTTTATGTAGAACTAAACGATTTGGTGTTGGTTATGGAGAAGAAGAAATGCCTGTACTAGGTAGTCTTACAAAATATACATCTAAACCACCACAATGGTTTTTAAATGTAAACGAAGATAGAATAGAATTAAAATCAGAACAACTTTATAGTGCACCACTATTTGCACTTGCATGTCTTGATCAAGCTAATCTAGTTATACCTGTACCTAAACCAAAAGATTGGAAACAATATTATTTAAAACCATTACTACAATCAATACAAGAAGTAGAACCATTACAATCACTAGATCCTGTAAACGAAATAATGGATCTATTACAAGACTGGACAACTAACAGACAAAACGCAAGAACGTTAGATGATATATTTAATAAATTACCTTACACAGATGATAAAAGAGAGTACACATATTTTAGAATGGATGACTTTTTTAATTTTTGTAAAAAGAATAATTGGGAATTAGATAAAACAAAGACAGGTAATCTAATAAAGCAACTTAATGTATTTGTAGATGAGGTTCGTCTAGAAATTAAAAAACAACATCCAAGGTTAATACAAATAAAAGCAATGAAGAAAGTGGATGCGAGTGTGTCTACTGTTAAATATCAGGAGGATAATTTTTAATGAACAAGATAGGTATCAATTGGAAATACAAGTGGTTATTACTCAGAGATGCAAATGAAATACTAGAAGCTAGAGTAAAAAGATTAGAAAGGAAGTTAAAAAAATATGAAAACAATAATACTAGGTCCACCAGGAACAGGAAAAACAACAACATTGTTGAACTTAGTGGACGAATTTATACAAGACGGAATTAGACCAAAACAAATTGGTTATTTTTCTTTTACAAGAAAGGCAGCTAATGAAGCTGCAGAGAGAGCTGCAAAAAAATTTGAGTTAGATGTAGATAATGATTTAGAAAATTTTAGAACACTACACTCTTACGCATTTCAAAAGTTATCAACAACAAAAGAAAAGATGATGTCTCCTTCTGACTACAAAGAGTTTGGAGAAAAGTGTGGAATACCAATTAAAACAGCTAAGTATTCGAACGAAGATGGAACATTTAATTCTGACAACGAGTATTTAACAATCATAAATACAGCACGAGTTAAACGTATGGATCTATTAGATTACTATGACTCACGTACTAATATAATAGATGTTGAAAGAAATACACTTTATCTACTGAGCGAGGAACTAAAAAAATTTAAACAGCAAAAAGGACTCAAAGATTTTACAGATTTAATAGAAGAGTTTATAGAAAAGAAAATTAAATCTACATTTAAAGTTTTGTTTATTGATGAAGCACAAGACTTATCTAAAATACAATGGGAGATGGTTAGACAGATATGGCAAGATGTAGAGAAAACATATATCGCCGGCGATGATGATCAAGCTATATTTAAATGGGCTGGTGCAGATGTTGATCACTTTATATCTCTTAAAAAAGAAGTTGATAAAATAGAAACATTAGATCAATCATACAGAATACCAGGTGGTCCTATACATGAATTATCACAAAAAATAATAAGCAAAGTGTTAAACAGATTTGACAAGGGTTACAAACCGAGAGAAGAGGAAGGAGTGTTGAGAAGATATTCGGATGTAACTCAGGTTGATATGTCTAAAGGAAATTGGTTAGTGCTGGCTTCAGCAAACCATTTCCTTGATGACATAAAAGAATTATGTGAATTACGTGGTTGGTATTATCAACACAAAGGTAGAAATTCTATTGATGTAAAATTGTTAATGGCTTTGCAAAATTGGGAGCATTGGAGAAAAGGTGCAATGCTTACACATATTGAGGTCAAGAACATATATCAATATTTAGGCACAAATGTGGCAGATGGATTTAGAGAGGGTAAATTATTACACTCAGAAGATAAATATAGAATAGAAGATTGTAAAAGAGACTATGGATTATTAACAGATAAGGTTTGGTATGAATCGTTTGAAGGGCTTGATAATTTTACAGAAAACTATATAAGAAACATGAGGGCTAACGGTGAGAAGATAAACGCTAATCCTCGTATAAAAATGTCAACAATACATGGAGCAAAAGGAGGCGAAGCGGAGAAAGTATTAATTTTACAAGACCTAACTAATGCAGCACTAGAAACTTTTAGTTATGATCCTGATGAATTACACAGATTGTTTTACACAGGCACTACAAGAACTAGAAAAGAATTGCATATAGTAGATCCTAAAAATTTTGACCGTGCGTATATAATATAATGGACCCAAGAACAGAATTACCTTTAGAAGATGCAGATCCAAGAGTTAGAAAAGGAAAATACACATTATACAAAACAGGTGGTTATCATCCGCTAGCAGGGATAGGTGATATAGAAATATATAATCAACCTGTTTGGCCATACATAGCAATAACAGGTAACACTCGAATAAGTTTAAAAGGTTCTGTAGGTAGAGATGATGAAAAAGCAAAAGAATATAAATACAGAAAACATCCACAATGTGCTGGATGTATATCTATAACAAAACCTTACGTTAACTACACCGTAGATTCTGAAGAAGGATTAGATGGTGTAAAACAAATAAGAAGAAAAAGAATTAAAATATATTTCCACGTCGTGGTAGGTAAGTTGTGGGGACTGAACCCAAACAATTTAACTTATCAACCTGGTAAAGTCGTTGTTGATCATATCAACGGAAAAAAATGTGATTATAGACCAGAAAATTTAAGATTGGCGACTGTGTCTGAAAATTCTATTGGATATCCAAAAGAAAAAATGATGCCAAGAAATATTCTGTATTTAAAATTAATAGAAAGCGGGGACTTATGAAAAAGAATCTAACAAAAGAATATTTAGAAACAGCAATAAAATTAATAACAGGACCAAGAGCTAAAGACTATGGTGATAAGATACAAAACCATGCAAACATTGCTAAACTTTGGTCTGCTTATTTAGATAAAGAAATCACAGCACACGATGCTGCTATCTTATTAGGATTGTTAAAAGTAGCGAGAGCTAAGTTTGGTAATCCTCATCCTGATACATACATTGATGCTGCAGCTTACATGGCCATCGCCGGCGAATGTAAATTTGAAGGCGACGATAAATGAGAACTGTTCAACCACCATTATTTACTCCTGAAACAGAATGGGTAATGCCGGATGAACTAAAAGATCTTACACAGTACAAAGAGATAGCTGTAGACTTAGAGACCAACGACCCGCAACTAACTACACTTGGAGCGGGGAACGTGGTTGGTCGAGGTCATATTGCAGGTGTCGCTTTGGCTGTAGAGGGTTGGTCAGGTTATTTTCCAATAGGTCATGAGAATGGTGGCAACATGGATGCAACGTTAGTATTTAGTTGGCTAAGAGATATATTTAAAGATCCAAACAAAACATTTATTTTTCACAATGCAATGTATGATGTGTGTTGGTTAAGATCAGTAGGTATAATAATTAAAGGTAAGATTGTAGATACAATGATAGCTGCATCATTAATAAATGAAAATAGATTATCATATAGATTAGACTCACTAGCAAAAGAATATGTTGGTAGAGGTAAAGATGAGAAAGTATTACAAACAGCAGCAAAGGCATGGGAAGTAGATGCTAAAAAAGATTTATGGAAACTTCCTGCAATGTTTGTAGGTCAGTATGCAGAACAAGATGCTGAGTCTACACTAAACTTGTGGCAAAGACTAGAAGTAGAATTATACTCACAAGAACTTATGTCTATATTTAATCTAGAGTTAAGATTATTTCCTTGTCTTGTAGACATGAGATTTAAAGGTGTACGTGTAGATATAAATAGAGCAAATGAAATTAAACAAAATCTTATAAAACAAGAAAAAGATATACTACATAAAATAAAACAAATAACTGATGTAGATGTAGAGATTTGGGCTGCAGCTTCTATTGCAAAAGTGTTTGATAAATTAAAACTACCATATGATAGAACACAAAAAACAGGTGCACCTAGTTTTACAAAAAACTTTTTAGCTAATCATCCACATGAAATAGCAAAAGATATAGCAAACTGTAGAGAAATAAATAAAGCCAATACCACATTTATAGAAACAATAATGAAGCATGAACACAAAGGTAGAATACATGCAGATATAAATCAAATTAGATCAGATGCTGGTGGTACAGTTACAGGTAGATTTAGTATGTCGAATCCAAATCTACAGCAGATACCTGCAAGACATAAAGAATTAGGACCAATGATAAGATCTATATTTATACCTGAAAAAGATACGAAATGGGGTACGTTTGACTACTCACAACAAGAACCTAGAATTTTGGTACATTACGCAAAACTGCAAAATTTGCCTGGTGTTGACGAAATTGTAGCCTCATACAAGGCCGGAGACGCTGATTTCCATCAGGTCGTGGCCGACATGGCAGGCATAGAACGGAAGCAAGCCAAGACGATTAATTTAGGTCTAATGTATGGCATGGGTAAAAATAAATTGATGGCAGAGTTAGGATTGATGAAAGACTCTGCAGAGAAACTAATAGCACAATATCATAGAAAAGCACCATTTGTTAAAAGACTTATGGATGATGTTATGCGTAAAGCAAATGATAGAGGTAAGATAAGAACATTATTAGGTAGAGCATGTCATTTTGAATTATGGCAACCTGTACAATTTGGTGTCTACAAACCTTTACCACTAGAAGCAGCAAGAAAAGAATACGGAGATCATTTGCGAAGAGCTTTCACATACAAAGCATTGAACAGATTGATACAAGGTTCTGCTGCCGACATGACAAAAAAATCTATGGTATCACTTTACGAAAATGGTATAGTGCCACATATACAAATACATGACGAAGTAGATATATCTGTGGAGTCAGATAAAAAAGCTGAAGAGATTACAAAGATAATGGAATCAGCTGTTGAGTTAAAAGTTCCAAATAAAGTAGACTATGATAGTGGAAATAATTGGGGCGAAATAAAATGAGGATTTACTATGTCTTATTTAAATGCAAACATTCCTGTACAGTATGCACAAATACGAAGGGAATATCTTTATGACCTCAAGAAACACCACGGAGAAGTGGAAGATTGCATTATCTTTGGCATCACATCACTTACAGGGCATGCTATATTGTTTCATGCAATTATGGAAAATGGTGCTGTCTTCTATAGGTTGCCGATTAATGCCTTTATTCAAAGAGGTTTCAAACCACAAGATGTTCCAAAGTATAGACTGGACGAGCTTCAGTTATGGAATTGTTTTAGTTATTATCCTGCAATTACTGTTTGGGATCTTTTAGGCGGAGTTTCCGGTAAATTTTGGGGTAAAGACAAAAAATGGCACAAAGGAAAATATCTTTTTACAGTTGACTTTGGTCATCCCGAAGCTAATATACTAGATTCTGATCACTCAGAGATACCGCATGAACATAAATGCGCACACATCATAGGCCTAAACGACGGTAACTATGCAGCACAACCAAACAACAGATGTATATGGGACTTACCATCTTTTACAGTAAAAGAAGAAGTACCAGATTGGAAAGTACAGACTAATGAATGGAGTGTTGAAAATACAAGTGAATGGGTAACAGAAGATTCTGATAGATTCTTCTATGACATTAAGGAGAAAAAATGAAAAGTATTTGGTTAAACATTAAAAGAAAAATAATCTTAATTAAAAATAAGATTGTGCAAACTGTTAAAAATATTCTTAATTGGATATGTGAACAGTACGACAATTTTAATAAATAATCATAAACAAAGGGGGCTGTTATGAAATACAGAACCTTAAAAAGACTTAAAGTCGCTCGACAAATTAGGGAGAGAAGATTAAAGTTTATAAAAACTATGAACTATATAATTATAACTTTAATATTAATAATAATTTATGTTGGATTAACTAATGGCTAATAAAAAACCTAAAAGTAAATTAGAATGGTTTAAAAAAAATATAGTAATTGTACCGGTTGTAGGAGCAATCTTAGCCGGGACTTTTACATCTGTTAGGTATGTATTGACTATGACAGATACTATTCAGATTAACAAAGAGATACTTACACAAGTAACTCAAGATCTAGAAATACAAAAAGAAATGGTTAATGATATTAAACAAAGATTAGCCAGAGCAGAAGCAACATGGGATATGGCAGAAAATATATTCCAACAACTAGCAGATCAAGTAAGACAACATGAATACGATATTAAAGATCTTAGCCGTTAGTATAGTTATTGCTTTGTTTTCTACAACAGCACAAGCACGTAACGAATACTTAAACGATGGTACAAACAGCTGCGATCAAGGCAGTTGGGAAGCATATACAGAGGTAAGACAGCATGAATATAAAAGTGGTAATAATGATGAATCACAAAACCAAACACTAGGTTTTAGATTTAGAAAATCTATTGGTCCTGTGTGTGATGAAGAGTTTGCTAAAGAACAAAGATTAAAACAGAAGTTAAAAACACAATTAGAACTTGTAAAAGAGTGTAAAAGAGTGCCTAGAATTAACCCACCACCAGTGGAATTTGCTGAATTAATCAATATGTGTATGAAATTAGGGGTTATGTCTACTGCTAGTTTTGATGATAGGCCTGATGCTAGCGTTAGTTACTGGACTGTGTTAAAAGATGATTGGAAAAAAGAAAACCCGGATAGGCCGGTATTTGAAGGACAATAAAAATGGTAGAAACTGTAATAGCACTCTTAATGTTTATTAACGGAGAGATTAAAGAACATAGAATACAAGACAATATGGCAACTTGCTTACGTGGTAAAAGAGTTGCAGAAAGAGATTACAACCCAAGCGTTACTTACAAATGTATAAAAGCTAAAGCAGAAACAGAAATATACATGGGTCAAAAAAGTATTAAGAAAATAATATTGGAGTAATATGATAAAAAAATTATGGCACAAATTGATCGATAAGATCTTTGGCAAAAGATGTAGATGCAATGACTAAAGATTGGTCTAAAATCTACAAGTTTTTTAATAACATTGAAACAGTTAATGGTTTATGTCCTGAGTGTAATGAGGATGTTATACTAATTTCTTTAGTTTCTGATTATTATAGATGTACAAATTGCGGTGAGAATATCAAACAATACATTAACGGAAGAATAAGATACTTGACGTTAGATGATAGAGACCGACAATGGCTAAAAGAAAACCCCTCTTCGGAGTAAACACCTACGTTCGTAGAACTAAGAAGAAACATGGTCGTCATTCTAAACGGATGAACAAACATAAAAAACGTACGTACAAGCCATATGTGGGACAAGGTCGCGGCTAGTGTTCTGGAATTTTATTATATTCTTGTTTATAATTGATATAATATTATTTTTAATTTTAGGGATAGGAATTCTAATTTTTTTTATATGAAATTTATACTGATACTACAGGTGTGTTCTTTTTTAACTGGTGAGTGTAGACCACCGGTACAACCACCAAATGTATATGCAGATTGGGCCGAATGTGCTGTTGATGCATCAGTCAAAAGTGTAGAATTATTACGAAAAGAAGGTAAAGAAGTTGTTAATCAAGAGAGATTAGCAGTTAAATTCGGTTGTTATCAGATAAACGACGTGTGATATTTTTGCAACACTAGATTAATTGTGCTCTCCGGGATAGAACTCCCAGAGAGCAAACAAAAGGTGTGAGAAGAGATCTTCTTTTTACACTAAAAAAATAACCCTTGCAAGCATTGATTTATTATTGTAAATTCCCATATTCCTATGAAAATAATTATTAAGAAAGGAACGATAAATGGCAAACACTAAGCTATATAAGTCGTTATCTGTTGGTATAGAAGACTATAAAAAACTTACTATACTTGCACAAAAGACTAATAGAACTAGATCAAAGATGATTGGTAGACTACTTAGATTTTTTGAAGATAACAAAGGAACGAAAGCGAATGGTAAGGCTAATGGAAAAGGCAAATAAAATCATATGCCCAAAATGTAAGGGCAATGGGTTCATTAGAATACCATATCATTTGGCTAAAGAAGAGATGCATGCCCAGTGTTCAGACTGTGATTCTCAAGGAGAATTATATATTCAGGATACTGGCTCATTCTCAAGTGATTTAAAACACCATGACAATACCTGATACAATAGATTTGATAAAATATAAGTGGAAAGTAATTAAAGATTATCCTCTTAGTTGGATAGAATCTATTGGATCTCGTATGAGTGTCTATGCGTGGAATAAAAGATGGAAAAACAGAAAGGACGGTACCGGTTATGCAAAAGAATCCTATAGCAAAAGATTTGATGACTAATAAGTATCGTCAACGGATTAAAAAAAATAAAAAGAAGGAGCGAGACAAAAGAAGATTAAAAAGTATGAAACTTTTGTATAAATTAGAATTTATGAGGTGAGGTAAGTAAGGGGACCTATGTAATGCTTCGCGCTAGCCTCTAACCCCAAGTCTTACCAGTAGTACCCACTGCGTTCTACGGCCGAGATGGTGTGTACTACTATATGAAAAATAAAATTATGAAAAAATATATAGACAAATTTCATTTATGGCATCTGATGTACAGAACTGAAATAGTGTGTTTTATTTTAGGTTTTGTAGTAGGTGCTATAATACTGTGAAGCGACCACCTTTTTATATAAGAATGGTTATATTGGTCCTTGTTGGTGGTTGTGGTCCGGTTTTGATTACAACGATATTAAACCAATTTTTTGGTTATAGTGTACAAAGATCTATGGAACTAACTTTTATATTATGTTTACCGCTGGCGGCCTGGATGGCTTGGGCAATAAACGAAAGATGGCACGATGATAGAGAGGATTAATAATTTTGTATTACAACTATTGTTTTTTATCCTGTGGACGATAGGTGTAAGTTTTATATTAATAATAACAGGTATACTATATCTAATAGATATGAGAACATGGAGGACAGATGAGAATAAAGATGATAGACGCACTCGAGAAAAGGTATGAAGCTATTATAGCTGAATCCTTTGCGACTATAGAAATCTATATGGACAAGCCGGTAGCGATTGGTGAACACCCGCAGCATTTAGATGAGATAGATAAACTTCTATCTAAAATATGTGAAGCCGAGCATAAGTTAGAGATTTTACTTCGTATGAAACACTGATGAGTAAAGAAAAAGAAAAAGGTAGAAAACATGATGGCAAGTCGCGTGTGTCTAATGATTTGTATAGAAAAAGGTGGGACGAAATTTTTGGTAAACCGAAAGGTGTGGTTATAACCGAAGAGTCGTTTAAGAGTAG